AGCATCCTGTGGACGCTCAGATGGCAAGACATTGACTAGCTTAGCTGCGCGCGAACCTGTTGCTTTTGCTCTCAGTCCAGAAGGACCCATGCCCGGGGGCTGTCTGTCCTGCCCTGTGCTGTGTTCAAACCCCATGTTTAATGCTGTAGTATTGCCAAAAATATCGCCCGTCATATCGCGCCTTATCGCTTGTATGCACGCTTCGCATGATGCACAAATCCTGCCAGCCCTGGGTATCTTTGCTCCAATTCCAAAACCAGCGACCTAATACGCGATTTTTTCACACCAAGGCGGGCCTCCATCGCTCGATAACTTATATTCGGGTCAATAATCCGCTCGAACAATACCCAGAGCAACTTGGGATTGTCCTGGTACAACTGCGCCAACTTTGCCACGACATCACCGGCCAGTTGCCGCTCCTCTGGTTCGGCTTCATCCGGGACGTAAATGTCATCATCGAACTGTAGCTCTGTCCATCCGCTCATTCTCTGATTGTTCCGGTTCTTTGTAGCCTGCGTCAACTTCCCGCCTGCATTCAGCGCACCAATGCACTCGCCCCAGATTCTGCACCTCACATCCGCACGCCCGACAGAAAGCAATTTTCATTGGCACATCCCGTGTATGTTTCGGCCCAACGTAGTTATCATGGTATTGATTCAATGTCCTATTATCCGGCATTGCTAAACGTTCGTATTGCCTTCGATATTTCCGCACGGTTTTCTTTTTGCACTCTTTGCATTCAGTCTGCCTTCCATCGGGACTTTTCGCCCGCCGATGGAACTCGGTCAATGGTAGCTTTTTATAGCATGTTCCGCATTCTTTCCGTTTAATCTCGCTCAAAACAATTCCTTCTGCCTTTCGGCCTCTATCTCTTTATTTTGTATCGCCCTGGCATGCCGTATATCGTCGGCCTGCTTAGTCAACCGCGCCGCTTCGTCATCGAGTATTGCGCAGGCAATTCGCACTTCGTCGTCGGTCGCTTGACTGGTCAAACGGAATGAACCGTCGATCTCCATGATGTGACCCTGACTGGCCTGCACTGCGAGGTTTAAGCGATTGCAGAACTCTCGCCATGGCATCTGGTCGATGCAACTCAACGTATATATCTGGCTTGATGTGAGCCAATCTTCCTTGCCCCATCCATCAACGATATCCATTGCCATTCTTATGTTTTCCGGTGTACTCATCGCCCGCCTTTTTTGTTGAAAAATCCGCACTGTTTTTTCATCGCCCGCGCCAAACCTCGGCAATATAACAACAAATAAATGCGCCGATGATCGCCGTACCCAGCTTGACACCACCGGCCACCGGTGCGGCCATCATGATACAACAAACCATAATGACCGCACCGATTACCATGCCCGCTATCAAAGCGGCTTTTTCTTCGCGTCTCATACCACACCTAAAACGGCAAATCATCGCCGTCTGTATCGATGCCCTGACCAGCAGCGGCCTGCGGATTCTTTGCAACCACCTCAAGCGAGAACCCGTCTATGCCGATAAAATACTTTTCGCCTTTGTCCCAATAACGCGAATTCAAATTGCATTTGACCTGCACTTCGTCACCGATCGCAACTCCATCAGCCAATTCTGCCCGCTTGTTTAGCAGATCGATCGGAAAACAGTGATTGAACCGCTCGCCTTCCTGCATAACCAGTATCGTCCGCTTTGCAAACTTCTCGGTAATCTGATCCAATTCGCCAATCGCTTCGACCCGGCCTGTTATTTCTACTTCAATACTCATTGTGTTTCTATCTCCTGTTTTTAGTACTTACTTTCTATATCTAATATGATCGGCTCGGTGCAATCGTACGCCGGCCATTCGTGCCGCTCTTTGTCTTGGTACTGCCGGTAGATTTCCAAACCGGCTTTGTACATCTCGCGCCCGGCAATCAATGTCGCTTCGCTTGCCTGATACACACTGACGGCATACGGTGCCGTTTTTTCTACAAAGATCCAAATGAATTTATCGACTTCGAATCCCAGTTGCGCGGCAATATCGCAATAAAACGCCGCGCTTATATGGTATCCATACTTGGTGCTTGATCGCGTCACCGGCACCGGTCGCCCGTCCTGCGTTGTCTTTAGATCAACAATCACGTTGCCATGCTTCGCACTGGTAAACATGGCATCGGGTCGAATCTTGAGCAATACGCCGTCATGGTTATAGAAACCGCTGCACTCAACGTTTATATCATCCGGCAGCCATTCGCCTGCGTTATGCCGTACTGATTCCGCTATGATTTGAGCCTTCTTTACTAGGTTATAATCAACGACCTCTCTCCCATCGTCAAATGGTTCGACCTTTTTACCATGCACGCCACAATACCAATCGCCTTCGCTGTCATATATTGTTCCAGGATTCGTGCATGCATCACCATTGGCTTTAAATGCTGTACATGGCTGCATCACTCGATACTGCTTCAATATTTGTTTCGGCTCCAGAACTGCGGTATGAATCAAGCGGCCTTCCTGCAATGTCGGCGAATCGTATGGCTGCGCCTGTGCGTAGTGCGCTGGCGATCGTATCAGTTGCTTGATATTCGACGATGATAGCCCCGGGCCGCCGTGATACTCATAATCCGGCATGTAATCTTTCCAACCATCCGGCATGTCATCAATCGAACAATCCGCGCTCATTTCAGCCCGCCTTTCTTACCGCGAACCCGGATGCAAGGCACCGTCTCACCAAACGCCTGGCAGGTGGTCGGGTAAAGCGTAATCTCTTTGCCCGTCCAGTTGTCGGTATCATCGCCATAGTGCGAGGCGATCAGCTTGGCATTTGTTTTATTCATGACCATCGCTTTCTTCGCCTTGGCAAACGTCAAAAGAAAACAATCGCTTGTTTCGCCTGTCTCACTGGTGATCCGTTCCTTTTTGACCGTTTCGATCGTTACCTTCGCATCCTTGCCACCCAGATCGGCTGCCGACAAGTAGGTTGATGGGTACATTTCGTGTATCTTCATTTGTTTCTATCTCCTGATTTGAGGTTAAAGGCGCGAATCCTACTGATCCCGCCCGAAAAAGTCAATCGATCGTTTTGGCGTGTTTTTGGGAGTTGGGAGCTTTTCTGACGTTATAAGAGCCGATTTCATTTTTTTTTCGGAAGTCCCTTTTTTTTTTATATTTACTCTTACTTCAACTTTTAATCTCTCCCAATACCCAAAATCCCAAACGTAAACCCTTGATTTTACGGTGTTTCCTATTTTTGGGAGGTCTGAAACAGGCTCCCAAAGCTCCCAATCAATCCTGTACAATTTTGTACACCTTTGCATGTTTGCTATATTGCTGATCGACCACTGATACCCTGCCCGGCTCCATCGTGCATAATCGCGACAAATACGTCCCGCACGCCCTGGACCAACCCAACAACGACCTCGCCTTGTGCCGCGTCGCTTCGTTTTCCGTCAATTCGGCTTCCAATTCCGCCGCTGTTCCGATCCATTCCGGTCGTAAATCCGTCCAGGGGTCGAGCATATCGATTAATTCGAGCAACCCGATCTCATTGCTTAAACCGTTTAATCGCTGCAATAGGACGGGATCTTGCCAGCCCTCAATTTGCATACGCTTCCCGCCGTACTCATTCAACCAGGCTGTTTCGTTTTCCATCGCCCATAAAAAACCCGGTATTTCCTGCTTTAATTGAGCCTCGAACGTTTCGCGCCCTTCCGGCGTGTTGGTGTCCATTGGCATTTCGTTCCGGCATGCCCGCAACAATAAGAATTTATCTGCGAGGCTTTCATCGACCGGCGGTAAAACCTGCATGTGTTCCGCTTCGTCGTTGCAACAAACGATCACGCGCCAATGTGGTGCGCAGGTAAACGCATCAAATCCCTTTGGTTCAATTCGGTGTTTGTTATCAACGGAAAATTGCTTGAACGCTGCCGCCATACCCATCCTGGAACGCATGTCTTTTGCCGTCGCTTCATCGTCACAAACCAGCAAAACCGATTTTAAGAGATCCGCATTAAATGCCGTCTCACCGCATAAATACCGATAACCTTTGCCATGAGGTTTTTCGCCCATCATCATATTCAGTATGGATACCGCTAATGTTTTGCCGCATTCTCTCGGCCCGCATAGCACCAATATGGGAAGCGGCATCCATTGCCGGCGGTGCAACGATCTCCAATAAAAATAACAAGCCGCCATGAATCGGCGTCGATTGTCTGCATCGGGAAACAGACCCGACATGACTTGCCCCAACGTTGACCAATCGCGCTTGACTGGCTGCGGTGTTTCGATCGTGCTGGTGCATAATACCTTGGCATTGTTCATCTGATGCACGCCGGCATCATATCCCGCAATTTCGCCCGCAAATGTTAGCGGCGAATCCATCTGCATCTTCAAAAGTATTTCATCGGTCAACTTGATCCCGTTTGGCAATACTTCATCGGGTACGCCATACCGCAACAGGTGCGTAGGCGCATCGGCCCGGCTGACTGGTATATACCGGTCGCCTTCGCGCCAATAATATATGCGCTCGCCTTTGCCCGAAACCAAACAATGCACTTCCAGGTTGTACGTTTTCGGTTCGAACGGGTCGACCTGCTCGGATTCGTCGATCAATCGAAATACTCGGCCACCATGTGCGAGACTGTAGATGTTCGGCCTGTCCGAATCGCTGTAGATGATCCCGGTCGGCTGCGTGCCTCTATAGCCTGGTTCTGCCGGGTCGAGGCATTGCTTTGCATGGTATCGTTTCGGATCGGCTAATATGTGCCCAACCGATACAGGTAAAACCGCCCCGCCATCTTTAATGTACACGATAAAGTCGGTTTCGAGGTCGTCCGTTTCGAGTGCTTTGGTGATTCGTTCAACCGCCCGCTCGATTTGCTCCGGCGTTGCCCGACTTCCGGCCTCTTTTTTAGCCCTGCTTTTGACGTACTCAACCCGCACTCGGTTTGCCTCGCCGCTCGCCGCTTCGACTGCATCGGCAATGATCTGCTTGGCCTGTTTGCCTTCGGCCACCTTGCCATGCTTTACGATATGTACCGAATCAATCGCATCGCCATGCTGCACAACTGGCATGCCCCGCCGTTGTTCCAATCCGGCACCGCATTCGGCACCGCTTGCGAAGTCCAAGCGGCTCGGTTGAAACACGCTCGCATCGATCACCGATCGAACCAACCGGCTGCCTGCCTTGCTGATCTCGATGCGCCCGAAACCCTTTAGCCACATTCGTTCCGCTAATACCTCGCCCGCTCGCGGAATATCTGCCGCCGATTGTACAAACAAATAAAGCCGCTGCCCCTGCAATCCGTTTAGCTCGCGCCCCAGGTCGTCGTATATGAACGAACTGCTCGACGGCATCCAAACCCAACCGCCGGCGGTGATGCCATTGCAACAAAATTCCAACGCTGCCAGCAATTCATCGCGATCGTATGGCTTGACGCCTTCGGTTGGATCGTAGTCAATCATCATGATTCCCGGCCCTGGCGCATAATGGAAATGATCGTTCGTCCTGGTCGCTTTGTCTTTCGGCTGACCTAACCGGTGCCATTCGTCGCGGGTGACAATCTCGCAATCGCCATAATCCGGCGTGCCAAATGTCAACGCCTGATTCGTTCCAAGGGTCAATAGCAGATCGGCGAATGATTGCGGCGATTCGATTTCGAGTACTTCGGCCCGGCCCTCGGTCATGTGCGCCGATGCCGTCTTGACTAGCTCGCCACCAACCAGATCAAACCGCTTTGTCAGTATCTCCGGTATGCGCGAGGTTATGCGCGTCAATTTTGTTTGCAAATTCTATCTCCGATTGCGTGTTTTAAAATAACTCGATCTGCGCCGTTTCGCGCCTAATCCGTTCGCAGGCTGCGTCATAGTATTCTTTGTCCAATTCGCACGCGGTTAGATGGTGCTTTGCGTAATGACAAGCAATCGCGATTGAACCGCTTCCAAGGTGTGTATCAAGTATGGTATCGCCCGGTTTAGCGTAGTTTTGCAAAAGCCATTTGTACAACTTTATTGATTTTTGCGTCGGATGAATTCGGCCTTCCGAATTTGTTTGCGCTATATTTTCGCGAAAATATCTAGCCACTTGATCAAAGCTAGTCCACGCCAACTCGCAATCTGCGTAGCTATTTCCATGTATAGTTTTATCCCAGCAAATAAAACACCGAAAAGCTGGTAGCATATCGGAAAAATAATTTCCGCCCCAAACAATTTGATTTTTTGAAACTCGCCGCAACTCTATAAAATATTTGAAACTAGGTCGCTCCGTATCCCAATCGTTTCGTTTATAATATTTTTTTTCAGTTTTGCTCGACCCATTTTTAAAATGTGTCGAACCTGCGCCGATCCCATAAGGCGGGTCGACTATAGCCAAATCGAAATGTTTGTCGGGATATTCGGCCATCAACTCCATGCAATCTTGGTGGCGTATGTCGAGTAAATCGGTTTTCATATTTCCTGCTCCAACTCTTTTTGTTCCATCGCGTAAATCGGCCCATGCCCGTAATCGGTCAACCTATCCGGCTGCATCAAATCGAATCCCGTTGCAAATCCTGCAAACCTGTAAGTCGGCATGGTGCCAATCATCAATGCGAATAGATCGACCGTTAAACTCTTTTTTGCCCCGACAATCAATCGCCCGTTTTCGTATGCTGTGCATTTGACATCAACCGTTCGCCCGTCATGCAATAGCACGTCATGGCTTGGCGGTTTCTGGTTCAATGCGTCGAGGTCTGGGTACAAATTAAACAACCGGCAAAACGCCAACTCGCTTGCGAACCCTTCAACATCGTTAAACGTCTGCCCTTGCGGCCCGTTCTTTTCTCGCCATGCCGTGCCTTGTTCCAAAACGCTTTGCTTTCGCCTGGCCAATGCGCGGGCAATGTCGCACTCGCATTTATTCAGTTCGATCTGCATTGTCATCATCCGGCCTCCTGTTCCATATAAAATCTGCCCGACATCCAAATCGAACATGGTGCGCAAATTTGATCCAACATTCATTGCAACGAATCGTCAACACGTCATCCCTTACCTCGCGCACTGGTCTGCTTCCGCAGAATGGGCAGTCCTTGAGGTGTTCTGTATTGGATTCTTCGTTATTCATTGCTCGCCTCCTGAATTAACCGATTCAAATCTGATGCACATCGGCGCATAGCAATTCCGTATTCGCCTGAACACTTGCTTTTTGACCACTCATCGCATAGCATTTCCAATTGCCTGATTAGCCAGGTTTTTTCCCGCTCCATTCGTCGGGCAAAATCTACGCTTACTTGCCCCGTTCCGAACGACGCTTCATCCGTGTTGGGTGTTGGTATTTCGTCACTACTCATTCCATTTCTCCGGTTCAATTTTCATAATCCTGCACCTCATATCCTTGGTCCAAGTAAATCTTTTTGCGTCGCTTCGACTGGTTTAAAAGCATGCCGTGCGACCGATCAAAAAAGTCATATATGATCCCGCTGGACTTGCCCGGATACGGTCGCAATACACGCCCGGTGCGCTGTATCATCTTGCCCAATGCCTTACCGCATCCGGCCATGATTAAAACTGACGCAATCGGTGCGTCAAATCCTTCGTCGGCAAGACTGGTCGCAATCAAAACCCGAATCTCGCCCGCCTTAAATGCTGCAAGTTTTTGCGCCCGACCTGCAACGCCCGAAAAGACAAACACCGAACCGGGCAACTCCGATTCAATCCATCGGCCCTGTTCTTTCGTTTCAACCAGGATAATTATTGACTCGGCATCGTGCCAATTCGCCAACATGATCGCCGCGCCGTTGCGTGCTTCGGATTCAGTCACGCCCAACTTTTTTGCCGCTCTAAATATGCACCGATTCCATTGTTCATCTTTGCCGTTCTGCGAATCGCTCCAACGCATGCCGTTTGTGTAGAATGATTCGGCCAACTTGGTGACATCATTTGCAAACGCTTCGCTCTGGTCGATGCCTACGAACTTGACCAAAGCCGGCAGGACACCGCCCGCCGCTTTTACATCGTCCCGCGTCACCTCAAAGCAAACCGGCCCCAGTGGTATCGTTATGTCGTAGCCATCTTCGCGGTATGGCGTAGCAGTAAAACCCCAGACCGTACAAGCCGATACCCATTGACCGCCTGGATCCTTTCGCATTGTCGGACGTAGGATTTTGCGTACCTGCTGGCATCCGGCCCAATGGCATTCATCAACAATTACCAGATCGTAGCCAGTTAAATCCGGTTCGGCTGCAAAGCATGAAATATCGACCGCATAGTCGGTGCCAATAACCAGGTCGATCGCCGCCCGCGCCTGATCGCATTGTTCCAGGGTATGCGCCAACCATGCGACCTTGGCTTGTCTGCCTTGCGTCCATTGATTAATCGCCAACGCTGCAATGATCGTCTTGCCCGATCCCGCCGGGGCAACGCAAATGCCCCGGTTGACCTTTTCCAATGCAACAACGGCCTGCGCTTGATATTGTCTGGGTTCTATCTCCATGTCTCGAATTAAAGCCATAGGTGCTGATCGAATTGCAAGCCCTAATTGCAAAAAAAGATTTTTTTAAGGATTGACCTGCCGCCCGACCTGACCTGATTATATCTCGCAGACATTGGAAACCATTAACCGGAGAAAGATATGAGAGATCCAGACGAAGAAACAATTAACAAGATATGGCGTTTCGATTTAACCGGCCTGGTCGTGCTTGCCGTATGCTGGTTGATCCTGGTGGCGTTTGCGTTATGAGCAACGCAACCAAACGCGAACACCCAGCCTACAAAGTATCGTCCGCATCCAAACGCGGCAGATCGAGCCGGAACAAGGGCAAACGCGGCGAACGTGAAGCGGCCAAAGCACTTGCAAAGGTGTTAGGCTGCACCGCTCGCCGCGGTCAACAATTCGCCGGTGGTAATGATTCGCCCGATCTTATTACCAGCATCGCCGGCGTACATTTCGAGGTTAAGCGAACCGAATCACTCAGCCTGTACAAAGCGATTGACCAAGCGCAAACCGATTGCAAACCGAATGACGTGCCGGTTGTTTTGCACCGCCGCAATCATCAACCCTGGCTGGTCGTGGTTGAATTGGAACGATTGCCCGAACTGATTGAAGCGATTGGCGAGGTATGAAAACAGTCGGCGATATTTACGACATCGGAACGGCGCATCAAAAAAAGATACGCGATGAACGAAAACAAAACGCGGCGGCTGATGATTTGTTCGGTGCGTGGTGGCAGGATATAGACACCGACATAAAAAAGGCAGTTGTGCGCCCGATCGATCGAGCAACGTGCGAAAAAATCATTCTTGAATATGAATGGTTGGGATGTATGCCGGCGGTTGTTTGGTATATGTACGGCATTTTTTTCGAAAACTACTGCGGCGGCGTTGTTACCTATGGCCCGGAATACAGCGAAAACTTAGGCATACAAGCGCGGAAAGCCGGCAGAAAATGCGCCGACTGGTCAAAGTATGGGTACGAAGGAAAAATGATTTTGCTCAGTCGCGGTGCCTGCACTCATTGGAGCCATGAACACAGCGGGAGTTTTTTAATTCGACAAAGCATGAAAATGCTACCCAGTAAGTATGAAGTAATCACATGCACGACCGATCACGCTGCCGGCGAAATCGGCACAATATATCAAGCCTGTTCGTTTTATTATGTCGGCAGTATGCGTGATAGTAATAAAAATGTAAACAGTCGCCCGATGGATCGTGAAGCATGGTTGATTGATGGTAAATTGTATTCAACCAGATCAATCCGGGCAATGATCGGCAGCATCAAAAACGATGAAGTATTGAAACGCTGGCCCGATGCAAAAAAGGTGCCGCAACATTCAAAGCATAGGTATTTTGCTTTCCGGGGTAGTCCGCGTGTAAAAAAACGGCATAAAAAAGCTATTGAACATCTGATCAAACCATACCCAAAACGAGCCAACACATGAACTATAACAACCTAAACGTGCAGCAAAAAAGCCGCATGCAATATATGGCCCCGGACATGCTCGCACTTGTTAGCGCATTGTCGAATAGAAGAGATGCGCCCGACGATCTGCGAGCGAAGGCCAAAGGGATCGTCGGTGCGATCAAAGGCGATGATCTGCCCTGGACTCGTTTAGCCGTCGAGATTGTCAACGAGGTGCGCCAGGACGATCAAATATGATTCGATCAAATGCCGCTTGAATCCGCGCCGGCCAAACGAACGAATCGATCGCCACCGCATTCGATTTGCTTGACCTTTCGCCGCCTCGCCTGCAAGCAACTCCCAATCAGGCGTCACAAATAACAACTGCTCAACGTGCCGGTACGCATACCATAGCGTGCGAGGTACGATGTCGGCAGCATTAACCCAGCGGAAATGATCGTCGGTGTACCGATCCGCTGCAAACCGTTTGACCGATCGCCGGCCCAGACATCGCGGTGCGCCAAATGTATGCACCGAAACCGCACCACCGCGCAAAGCAATTTGCAACCAGGTGGCAATGCCGCCGCCTAAACTATGCCCGGCAATTTTGATCGGTGCTGGTGTGTTCGTCATAATCGGAATAAGCTTGCTCAATATTTCCTGCGCACCTTCTTGCATGCCTCGGTGTCCAATGTAGCCATTCCAACGCGCCGGTAATATTGCCAGATCACGCAACCAATCGCCTGCTGATTCGGTGCCTCGAATGAAAACAACCAATTCCTGACGTGCCTTGCTGTAATGTGCAAATGCTTCGACATCTTCGCTTTCTTCGCTGAGATTGTGCAAATCCTCGCCAGGTTCGTATAAACCACGCGATCGCAATTCGGGCAATATGTCGTCGAAATCGAGATACGCAACCGACGCGTACTGTGCGAGCCGGTATCCTTCGTTGATTATATCCGCACCAATCGGCATGTCATGGCCTCGGATACGCTAGAAAGCATTGGGTGACGCATAGCGGATTGAATGTGCGCCAATTGCCGAAATGCCCAACTGTTATGTGACATCGCTTTGCGCATAACGTAATCAGGTTTGACGGATCGCCCGCTAGTGATGGATCAACCGACACCGGGATTAAATGATGAACATGCACCGCCTTTGATCGCCCGCACCACGCGCACTCTGGATGTTCGGCCCGGTGCGCTTTCATTGCCCTGCGAACGCTTGGAAGATTGCGAACGTTTTTGACGGCATACGATGGATTGCGAAAAGCAAACATAATTCATTCGGCAGGATCGATAAACGAAATCGTCGTATCTGCCTGCGTATCTTGTTGGAAGTCCAATTCAAAGTCGGTATTGCTTCCGCGCACGTTGATCGAAACCGCCCGATCCTGCGGAACGTCAACCAATCGAATCGAGCCGTTGTTTACGTCTGCATTGATCACTTGCTTGTTGCGATTTGCAGATGCGACCAATCCATCGCCCAATGCTTTATAGGCTGCGGCGTCTGCGGTTCGATCTTGTGCGAATGCTACCTCATCGACTTTCCATAAGCCTGACGCATTACCGGCGGCTAATGCTGCATACAGTAAAGTTGCTTGGCTCGCTGTTGTTTTCGTTGTCTCCCAGCCGCCCCGGTAATCGAAAAACGTGTCTTTGATATGCTCGCCGATCGTTTTGCGCTCCCATGCGCCCGGTTTAACTGGTTCGGCTTGCGTGGTCTGCGTCGATTCGGTAATTGTAGAAAACCCAACGGTCGGCCCGATCGTGCCGCCTGGTGTTACCGGCAAAACCGACCAGCGCAATCCTGCCGCCTGATGCGAACATCCGACCGAAAAAAAACTGATCACGCTGCATAGTAAAACGAATGAATAGTATTTAATCTGCTGTCTCATTGTATCTGTTCCTTTGTTTTTAGGTCATCGGTGTTGGTCGTGCCTGCATGAAATGTTGGTCATCCTTTGTCGTATGCCGCCGCAATATTTCCAGATCCAACCACCAACCGCCGATCGGTTTAGGCGGCCTGCCCTGATTACGGTGCCACGAATTGCCATCGTTAATTGCAAATTCTTCTTTGTATGTGCTGCATCGAATGTGGTGCTGCGTGTAAACGCGCTCTTTCATACTGCGCGGCTCCAAACGCACTTTGACGAATTCGGTGTATTGCCGCTCGTGTACATGACCTTGGCAAACAATGTCGGCATCGACCATCGTTGCAAACCGTTGTTGTTGTATCACGCCTTTTGTGACCGGCCCGCCACCGCCTGCCCCATGGAAATAATGCATGTCTAAACTGGTGCGCGTTACATACTTATCGTTCGCCCCATACTGCCCTTTGATCTTAACCCAACCGCCATAACCGCCCTTGCTGATCGGGCTGCTTGGGTCGATCATCTTGCACCGTTCAACCAGTCGAGTTATCAGACATGTTTCATGCCGGGTTAAAATGCTCGTTTCATGATTGCCCAAACCGACAAGGCAAATATGCGATAGGTACGGCTCCAACCAATCCGCGCAGGTCGAAACTAACGCATCAAGGTACGAATCAACCTGATGTTCCGGTCGTAAACAACTCTTATTGGCTCGCCTGTCCCATTTGCCTTGCATGGCGCAAAAGGTGTCACCGAATAGCATGATCGGTGCGTCTTGATCTACTGCGGCTTGCATGTCTTGCGCCAACCGATCGAGCATGCAATGCGGATTGTCCCAGTGCAGATCGGACATCAATGCTATGCGCCGGCTTTCTCGGTGCATGCGTCCAAAGTCGATTGAATGCGTATTCGGTTGGTGCTGTTTAAACGTCCAGCCCGCTTTGGTTGGCTTGCGCTTTGCCGTTGCTTTCTTTTTCTTTGCTGCCATCAAATAAACTCCGGCGGTTCGATCAATTCATGTTCCCAATGGTAACTCCGGCTCGTATCGCTCCAACCGATCAAATATTTTTCGCCATCCATTGTTAGCAATATTCCGTTGACCGTTCCGCGATCCGATCCATCGCCGCATTTCAAAGAAACTTGATCGCCGATGGTAAACGGCAACCAGTCGGCTGTTTTGTGCTTGCTCACGGCTTTTTCTGTTCTAGTTCCGCGCACCTTATTCGCAGCGATTGGATTTCGGCTTCCAATTCTTCGCACCGCTTTTGCAAATTTGTTTTGTCGAGGTGCAGATTGCTGATCAACTTGTTTTGTTCGTCCTGGTTCTTTTCGTATTCCGCAATTCTGCTTTGGTAGCTTTTGCGCTGTTCGGCCAATTCGCTAACCGATCGCCGCAAATCGCGGTTTTCGTTTTGCAGTTGTATTATCTTCTTATCCATCACGCCGCAATGCGTTTGCAGTCGCTCGATTTGTTCCGATAGCATGTCAATTACGTTACCCTGTGCCTCGGTGTGCTTTGCATCGGCCTCGGCGAAACTCGCCGCCGCCTCTCCTGCGTACTTTCGCCGCCCGATCAAATGCCCGATGATAGTCGAAACAATCGAAGCCACCGCCACTGCCAGGAATATAAGCACATCCCGTTCCATTATCCGCCAACGCTTACATGCGATGTTTGCCCGCCACCGGCCCCGGCAATCTTGCCAGGCGAAAATGCGCCGAAGTTCGACTTTGTAACTGCCGCACCGCCGAATGGTATCGGTGCGGATTCGTATGCGTTCGCCGTCGATGCAATGCGGAAATCGCCGCTTGCTGCGTCGTCGTATGGGCTGCTTGAATCGGTTGCATCGTCGCCGGTCAAATCGATACACGCTGCCGGATTTGTTGCGCCGCCGTTGTTTGTAGTGTTATTGTAAAAAGCATTCGGCCCGTTGATTGCGTTGTTACCGCCCGACGTAATATTGATTGCCGCGCCGCTGCTATCAACATTCGTAATAATGTTGTTTTGCACAACGTTAAACTCCGCACCGCTACCGATGTTTATGCCATCGCCAGTTGCACCGGTCGAATCATTAATCGTATTGTGTAAAATCCCGGTCGCGTCTTTAGTCGCATAAATTCCATTCTCACCGAATCCATTGATCACATTATTTATGATCGTATTGTAGGTCGTCGTGTTTGCGTTGATGCCATTGCCGCTAACGTTCTTTATGTAGTTTCCGGTGCTGGTGCTTTGCCGTAGTTGCAACCCATCAACGCCCGTCCCGCCGTCATCGTGTATGTAACAGTTTACAACATGCGCGTCGCCTGATGCTACACCGCACAAGTATTGCCCGCTGCAATCGTACATTTCGCAATTGAACATCACCCAACCCTGATTGCGATTAATCAATGTGCCGGTCGTGCTGTGTATCTTCAATCCTTGGAAAATAATCCATTTTTCCAACGTGCCGCCGAATATGCTACTGATCGCATCGTTGCCATCAATCTCGGCTGCAACGATTGTCTGCGCTACACCACCGACAGTCGGCATGGTGATTGTAATTGATCCGCCATTGTCCCAGGATCGTATCAACAACGGTGCGTCACGGGTCGCCGCGCCAAATGCGGTAAAGTTAAGTTGCGCCGATAAAACAAACGCCGCCGAATTGCTCAAATTAATAATATCGCCGCCGGTCGAACTATCCAACGCCTTTTGAATCGTCGCAAACGGTGCGCCTGATGTGCCGGCGTTGGTATCGCTCCCGGTCGATGCATCAACATAATACTCGCTCATTAAACTGGCTCCCATCTAGGCTCAACGTCTGGATCGAGCGAAACCGTATCTTCTGGAAATGTGTCAACATCGCCCGACCATAACCAAGCCGATTCTTCTACGTTGTCATGGTAAATCAAAAATATTCGTTTAACGTCATCGCTGCGACTGATCGCCTGCACGCATCGAATTGTACCGACAACCTGAATAATAACGATGCCGCCGATGTCGACTTCCTGCTCTAACGGCAATGGCGTGTTGCATAAATAGCTTTTGCTCATTAGCCGTGTATCCTTTTTAGTTGCTCGTGTAGCTTTTCGGTCGCCTGAAAAATCTCAATTTCCTGCAACGGCTTTTTGTCTGGTAGATTTTCGACCGCATCGGCCAACGCTTCAACGATCGAAACCATGCGATTGATTCGGTCAACTTTATCTTGCCCGGTGCCGATGCGTTTACGCCTGCGCCTGGCTGCTTTCTTTTTGCTCGCCATTAGTTGCCCTTCTTAACTTTGATCGTCAATGTAACTTCTGTGACCGTACTCGCCGAATCGACCTCGAACCCTAACACGTCACCGGCTGCAATGCTTGTTGTCCAACCGGTCAACGTTTCATCCTGCGAACGCTGTGCGCTTGATAATGTCGCCGGGCTGCTTCCGGTAATGCTGTTTGCGTTGGTTGGTATTGCATCGGCGGCTTTCCATATATCAATTACGATCGACCCGCTTTGATCCGCTGCGACTTCTACTGATTCAATCTCGCCGCTGTAAGGTACGGTCGGAAACTTACCCAACGCACCGGCAGTAATTGCACTGCCCGCGCCGTCAATGGTCAACGTGATTGCAGTTAATGCCGCTTGCGAACTGTCAACGTTGTGGCGAACCAGGTGCGCGGTCAATCGCCTTACATCGTTCGAGGTGCCGTCATGCGCTTCGGCTTCGCTCATTACCGCGACCTGATTGTTGTATGCCGTCTCGATTTCGGCATCGGTCGGGTTGACTTCTGCGCCTGCCTCGATCCCGTCCAACTTGCTGCCATCCGTTGCAACGTCCCGGCCATCAACTGTACCGCTTACACCAATATTGCCCGTTACGTCTAACGCTTCGCTCGGTGTAGAATTAAGAATCCCGACTTTATCCGCGCTCGCGTCCATGTGTAAAACGCTGTTTTGCGTATCGCCATCAAGTATAAAATCCCAATCCTGATTCATCGGATTGTGCGTCACGGCTGCATCGTAAATGTAAAACCGCTTTGTTCCTGCCGGGTTAATCATTAGATCGGCCCCGGAAAACACGCCATCATCTAAAAACAAAGAACCCAGATCAACCGCGCCGGCATCGATCGTACCGGATGCAGTAAGCCCTGCAACGCCTGTTAGGTTGTTTGAATCGTCGCAGGTGATGCCGCTGGCCTGCACGCCCTTCGCGCCGCCATCGCCTTTTACAATCGCATTGTCGGCAATATTACTCGCCGCTGATACGTCACCGCCGCCGGCAATTGTGTCCCAGGTGACGCCTTCCGGGTCGGTGCTGTCTGCTTTTAAAAATTGCCCATCCGATCCAACCGGCAACCGCACGAAATCAGATCCATCGTAAACCAACAAATCGCCCAACGTTGTACCGGTCGAATCCTGTATGTACCGCGCATCCGATTCGGTTTTTGTGTAATAACCTGGCGTTACCGTCGGGTTGGCAGGTGCATCGCCTATGCTCGACCACCGCACGTCGACCGGTTCGGCCAATGTCGTCAGGATCTCGCCACCGGTCGCAGTCAATTCGATTTCCAACCATGCTTCGCGGTATTCGTAATCCTGTAAGAAATCATCAAGATTGCTTGTGCTCAAATTGATCTCGAAATAGGCGGCCCCGGCTGATCCGTCGGTGATCGTCCAGGATTCGGTCAATGCCAGAAACGGTTCGGTGGCTGACTGCTCAAACCGCTCTTTTATGCCGGCGGTAAGGGTCGTTCCTGCCGGGATCGAGTACGTCGAAAAGCTGCCGTCGCCATAATCCTGCTCAACACATGACAACGTAAATCGGATTGTATCGCCTAAAAACAAGCGCAGCTTTTTGGCCGAAATTGCTTTGCCGTCGTCATCAACAAAAATGCCGTTTGTCGTATCCAATCCGATCTGATAATTGCGTAGTGCGCTCATTGAAAACCTTTATTAAAGCGCGATTTGTCCGCTGTTTCGATCAACTCGGTGCAGTAAAGTTTTTGCGGAATACTATAAATCCGTCAACTTGGTAAGAATACGTTCCGTCTGAATCGCTACAATCAATCGACAAATTCGCGCCCTGCGTTGGATCAACCGCATAATCACCATAATATGCGCTGGTATATGTTGCCGATGCGTTTCCGGTCGTTGTTGTTATGTCGGTCATTGCGTTTTGTGTTTCGGCTGTATCAACAAAATCATCGCCACGATATACCACGAAATCACGCACATCAACATCGCTGCCAGTCGGTACGTCGGTAAATTCAAATTTACCGCGCACACGGTTGCCAGTCCATGTATGCGCTCCCGCTGGCGTTTCTTTTATCACGGTCGCACCAATCGAGCTACTGAATACGCCTGTACTCCATGTGCCAGGCCAGTTAGCTTGGAAACTTGCTAAAGTGGCTGCACACGTTGAACCGCTCAACGTTGTTGTTAGGTTTTTTTTATATCCTGAAACAATCGTACCACCTAATTGCGATAAAGCCCCGTTGTTTTGTATAACGCCATAAAACGCACAACTTTCCAGCACTTTGCAAACCGCCCAAATCTGATTGACTATCGTTGCATCGATGCAATCGCGGGTTGCTTGCAATCCAAATGTTTGATCTAATACCTGCAACGGCCCGCGCTCGCCTGACGGTTTCCGGGTAAAAGGAATATTTGTACTATCAAATCCGTGCCAATTTGTACTATCAAGATCCTGCCCGGTAATGCCTGCCGCGCTTAATTCGGCATTTGCTAAACTGCACAAACGAGCAAACTTAGCTGTAGTTCCTTCATCGGCACGATATAAATGCACGTTTTCCATGCCCCTGCGGTTTACGTTAAAAAAGTCAGGAGTTATGCGGCCCGCTGTTATCAAATTCCAATCGACGCACTCCTGCACAATTAAACTTAGGCGATTCTGCAAGCCGTTCCAGAATGTTGGTAGATTCCAACAATCACCGGCGACCATCAATGGAAGATCGGCGGTCGTTCCGGTCGTCCCTGTTTCAAATTTCGTTCGCAGGTTATACCATGCCGTCAAATCATTGACGTAATTCACCAACGCATTGTAATCGTCCAAATCGTTTAAACAGTCGGCGTCTGTTTTAGGAAAGGCCATTGTTTAAATCTTCGCTGGTATGCAACCGTTGAACGGATATTCAAACACATAAACCAACGTCTGCCCGGTGTCGGCTGCATTGCGCACCAAATACTCATGAATCTGCGTGTATAGCACGTATCCATCTGCCGGCCCTGATACGTCATTGGCTTCGATCGCTTGCCCTTCGCGGCCACCGTCGCCCGTGCTGATCACGCCCCAGTTATCGAGCGTATCGTCTGCCGGGTACAACTCGACGAAATCCCATTCATTATTGGCATTGTCCCAGGTCAACTTGCCCCAGAACGTCGTGTTCGTTTCGGTTAAACTGATCCGCGTACCGGCTGCCGTTTGCTGGCTCGATAATCCTGCGCCGGCGATCGCACGCGATGCAATGCACCAACGATAAAATCGCAGCATCCAAGGCAATATATCCTGCCCTGGCTTTGGTTCTTCCGGCGGTTGATTGCCTATGATCTGTTGGCTTGTTGGCATTATGTCGCGTTTGGATGCAAGTCTTCGTTCCAGGTGTCATCATTAAACTGCCACCGCCGATCAACCTTTGTAATTCCATCGCCCATTGATTCGGCAGTTATCGAAATCAAACACCATTTGTAATTGCTCGCGCCTGCGAGGTCGTATGCAGCCATCTGTGCGCCTGTGAACCGCTTGTTTACGTTTGTTGTGAGATTGGCTTGCGTCCAAGTCCAACTATCAACGTATTCGGTATGGGCGTATGTACTGCCGGCCACAAAAAACGTTTTCGCTCCGTCTTTGTAATCTGGATCGTTCGGGTCTAACCAACTGCCGCTAAAATTCGCGTTCTGTTCCAACGGATATTCGCTGACGCTCGAATCGGCCCGCTGCACTTCCGTTCCTGCCGCCGGAACGTCTTTAAACCTTGTTTGACTTGTTGCAACGTCCGGTAGTGCATAGGTCAAAACCGCTTCGCCCCGGTCTTTTTCCCAGGTTGTCTCGATGCTTTGTAGCTTTAACGCTGCGGTGCCAGGATGTGCATCGCCTCGGGTGTATGATGCAATAAATGTCGAGTAAGCGGCTTCGGTGCCGTTCCAGGTTTCCTTAATCACCGCCGCATCTGCGCCGCCGCCTTCGCCTTCGGTGATCGCGGTTTTTTTCTTAACCCATGTACCTGTTCCAATTCGATCTGCCATGGCTAAAACGTCCCGGTTTCAATGTCGATGTTTTCGGTCGCATCCGCGCCGCGCTTTGTTTGCGTTTCAATGTCTTGCAATTTCTTCACTACTTTATCATTCGACGCATCTAGCTTCTGCAGGAATGCGGCGGCCATTGCATCTTGCGTCGGTGTCAATGGCTTCGGCTTTACCTGTTGGAAAGCTGTTGTTTGCAATTCGCCTTTGCCGATTGCTCGCCGTTGTTTAAAAAATTCAATCATTGATTTTGTGGTAGCATCACCGCCGGTCATTTCGCGCCTCATTAATTCGTCAAATGTTTCCTGCGCTGCAACCGTTATTGCGCCTAATTCTTCAAACGGTCGCGCAATAGCAAGTAGTACATTAGCCGCAAACGATTTTGCTCCGGTAGACATTTCCGACAATGTGCGATTAATGCCTGAAGCCTTTTCAATAAATTCTTCATCGATAATACCGCCGGCTTTTCGTACCTGCTCAATAAATGCCGGTAAACCTATATTAGCGATCGTCATTAAAACCGTATTGACTTCGCGCAAATTGCGGCTCCCTAATATCTTTGACGCCTCGCTGAAATTCTTTGTTTCCTTCAAACCCTTTGCGAATTTGTCGAACAACTCCGGCAATGTGTCCTGGTTCAAATCTTCGATCGAAATGCCCAACGCCTTAAAACTTGCGATCGCTGCCGCATTGCCCTGTCTTGCCGCGTCTACTTTCAATCGTAATTCGCTGAACGTATTAATTGCCGCATTGATCGTGCCGCCGCCTATTTCGACCTCGCGCAAAAAAGCCTGGTACAGATCGGTTGATTGCCCGACCTTCGCCGCTGCGTTGCCGATGTCTTCGGCTTCATTGATCAAACCGCGTAACCCTGCGCTTAATGCCCCAACGCTAAACGCTGCACCAATCTGCCCTTGCATGCTTCGCAGTCCCTTGCGTAGCTTGCTGGTTTGCTTCTCAACGTCCTGGATGCCTTGCTTGGCACCCTTGGTATCAAAATCGATCCCGCCTTTAATTAATGCTCTAAACGCCATTGTCGAACCTCTCTAGCATATCCGGTGCAAATCGCTTGTACAAGTCGGTAAATACTTCCGGTGTGATTGCCGCCTCGTTTTCGGTTTTCAATGTATCATCGCCATTAATTGCGCCTTCAACCGTAGCAAATACCAACGCATGCCGCACCGGTGTATCCATCGCCCCGATCAATGCCTGCGGCGTCAATTGCTTACCCATCAAACGCCAGGCCAGACCCAGTATGCCCGGTGCACGAAATTCGCCGCGATCGTTGTCGTTCCATCTCGCCGGCCCTTGGCAATGAAAACTGATGTACTGCTCAAATTTGCTGAACTCTATATCAAATCTGGTGCGAGCAAATCGTTGCTTTATGCCCCAAATGAACGCCTGGCGGTGCAATGATTTTGGCAGACCATCAACAATGTATTTTTGCAGGTCGGCCCATTTTTGCCGGCAGACCCAAACCGCAAACACCAAATCATTGAGGCCAATTTCGCCGCCTTTGTAGCCCGTTGCAAATGGACTCTCCGCGCACTCTAAAACCCAAACATGGCCCAGCGTCAACGGTCGCAGGTTGACACCTAAAACGCGCTCGGTCTGAATAAAGAAAGCATCGCGGTAGAAGTCCTGCACGACATTACTTTACGAGGTGGCATCAATTGCGGTTGTCATGCCGTCCTTGCGCTGCAATGTCAGGCTGATCCGGCTCGGCTCGCCCTGCGTGACAGTAAATGATTTGCTTGCGCTGGTAGCAATGTATTTGACCCAGTCGGAGTTATTGTGGCTGACTTCAACCAGTTGACCCATGTTTACGCGCACATTGTAGGCAATTGTCTGATCGCCTACGCCCGGCGTGCCCGGAATGCTAATGATGCCGTTGACCGTTATTTCATGGCCTTTCCCGCTAACGATCGCGCTGGTTGGATCGCCGTTTTCGTCGAGGTTTTCTGCGATCTCGCCCAATGAATTGTCGCCGCTGTCCTGCACCACAACCGCCAGGTAAGTATTCGTTCCGGCGTCCCAGATTCCATCCGCGCCCCAACTGCCGTCAGTCCAACGAAGATATTTAGCCGGCCCTAAGCCGATGTCGTGTATTTGTCCTATTTGATCTGCTGCCATTTTTAAAACCTCAATTCTATATTATACTGCATTTTGTCCGCTATGCCGGGTCGCTCGGCATACATAAAAGCGCACCGTTTAAACTACTGATCCGAAATTCGCCGCTATCATCGTCGTCAACTTCGCTTGCAACCGTCAATGGATCCCATCCGATTGCATAAAAATCGCCAATATCTTCCGCATTCATCAAACCCGGCCAATCATCCATGCATCCAACCAATTCATCGCGCACCTTTGCGACCATGGTATTATGATCGGCTGTTGTCGTTTGCGGTATTGCGCTTTTGATAATCACCACCAAATCGACCAAATAGTTGCCGGTGCGATCCGGGCTGACGGCTGCACTAAATGCGCCTACGCTAATATATGGATACGAAATGGATCCATCGTCGTACAAATTATACACATTGAATCCGGTTAAATCCGATGCAAGCGCTGTTTCTAATGCCGATTTGCATGCCTCAGATGCCTTTTCTTCAATCAAATGGTATGGTGCTGGCATAATCTTATCACTTTACGCTGATTTTTCGGCTGTTCTCGCGGTTCTTTCGATCGATGTATTTAATCATATCGCGCCGAACGGTTTCTTTGCCCTGGTTCAATGCTCGTTGCTGAATCGCCTGCTTTTGCTTTTCGTCGATTCCATTTGTTGCACCGCTCGATAGATCAAACTGCGTGCGTATCATTTTTGGATGCGCCTGCAAAACAACGGCCTTTGTCTGCTTGTGTCGATCGCGTCTATTCGAACTCGGTGCTTTACCGGCTCGAAATTCGCCGCTGTCGATGAATTTGTTTTTGCCTTTAACAAATGAACTTTGCAGATAACCAACGCTTGCAAGTCGGCGTTTTAATGCTTTGACCGCTTCGGCCCAATCGCTCGAATCGTCGATCTGCCCCGGTCCCATGCCTTGCCCGCGATCCCATGCACCGCGCCCGTATTTCTTGTTTAGATACCAGGTTATAAAACGCGGGTTTTCGATCGTTCGTTTGATTGTCTCGCGCCGTGCTTTTGGAATGTGCCGAATCGATCGCCATAACCAGTCACGGCTTTTGTCATTGCAAACCTGCGCCGCGTCTTTATTCGTCCAGGCCAAATATTGCCCCATTGCCCGGTCGAATTCTTTCGTATCCAAATAAGCTTTGCTGCTCATCGCTTCACACAAGCTATATCACGGCAAACGCCTAAACCGTCATCTATTATCTCGCTGATCCGATACGTCACCGAATCAAACACCAACGAATCGCCCAACGCTGGCAACGATCCGGTATAATCCGCATCGAGTACAGTAATGCGTAGGTCGGCGTCTGCCTCGAATCCGAACTCGGTGGCATCTCTGGCATCGCGCGGAAATTCTGCAACGCACCTTTTCGCCGCGCCGCCATCGATCGCGCACGTTTGCGCCAAGTCGGTCATCACGCCAATTAAATCGGCTTTACGCATTGCGTTGCTATCTGCTGCCATCGTTTATTCCTATAAAAAAACCTGCCAAGCGAACCTGGCAGGCTGCGAGCAAAACCCGCCGGAGATAGATTTTTAGTCGTCGATTAAATCGACGTGTTTAGTATCGTTATTGTTCGCCGGCGTGCTGCCTTTTAATTTGCTTGCCGTCCTGTTCGGCTTAAATGATTTGCCTAGACCGTGCTTGTCGATAATTTGTATTTCGTCAACGTTCGGGCCTTTGCCGGCGATCGTTGCGGCTACGATGTCATCAAACTTTGCCCGTGCTTCAACTGGTGATGCGAAACCGTCCGCTGATACCTTGCCGCCTTTGATCGTAACAAGTACCGCCGGCTTTACTTTGCCGGCTGCTGCTGCTGCTGTCTTTTTTTTCGTTGCCATAATAATGATCCTGATACCGCCGGCAGTTATTACACCGCCGGCGGCATCATGTCAATCATTGCTTAGGCAGATACGATGCGCTCGATGCCTGCGGCGATGCCAACGGCTTTGCCCCAGTTACATTCAAGCGTCATGTACATATCGCCTGTTTCCGGCAGGTAGAACTGACGAAGTCCCAGAACTGCGCCGGTGTCGGGATCGCTCAACGCTTCGGCGCGAACATATCCGTTGTTGTCCTGCGGCTCGAGATAGCGCATGGCAACGGCAATTGCGGATGAATTGCAAGCAAATCCAACCAGGTTCTCACCATTCGCGGGAACGGCAGTTGATTCGTAAACACGGAATCCGAAAAGATTCGGAATCAATCCGGCCTGGATGCCCTGATCGGTGCCGTACTGGTTCGCGCTTTTAATCGCGGTGTCTTTCAGAAGCGCGTTGTAGTATGAGCTGGAAAGAACCAGACCGCGTCCGTTCATCGGCATCAATCCGGTGTCGCATGCGTCTTTAATATCAACGATATCTTCGGAATCAAATGCGCTTGCTGCGCCGGTGTGAGCCGCTGCGCCATAATTGGCGTTGGTGACAACTGCCAAAACGTTCTGAAATACGCTCTTTGCAAGATCCGCACCCATCTGCGTACCCAACTGCTCGAGATCGGCGACGGTGTTTTTCTTTTCAATGTCGCTCAACTTAGCGGTGACAAACTCGTGCTGATCAACCGTTACCGAAACGTCAGAAATAGTTTCGTCTGCGCCGGTCGTGTAGTCGCCCGCGAACGTAGTAACCGCGCCGCCGCCGGTGTACAACGGAACATGAACTGTCTTGCCGCGCTGCGAAATTGCGCCACCGAAATCGGTGCTGAATGTGTTAAGCGGTGCCAAAAAGTCGGTAAAGCCCTGGAGCGCCGCTTGACTCCATGCTTCAACTGTTAATCCTGATGCGATAGCCATTTTTCTTTATTCCTTATTTGTTGTTTAGTTCAGTCGGGCTGCTGCCGCGAAAAGCTCTGCTTTGTGTTTGCGCCACCGACGGGTTTTTTCGTCGGCATCTTTGAGACTTAAGAATTGCTTAAGCATTTCGTTGTCGGTCGGCTCGCCGCCATCTTTGACGGGATCGCCGCCGGTAGTTGCGTTTTCGTATGCCGGGTGCTCGAGAGCTTTGGCCTGTTCTGCGTTTTTCTCAGTCGCTTCGGCCAGCTCAGATTCAAGCTCTTTGACTTCTTCGATGCGCTCGGCGTTTTCGGTTTCAAGCTCGGCGACCTTGGCTTGCAAGGTTTCCAGTTCGGCTTTTGCTTCGTCGCGCTCGGTTTCCGCGATCTGTAGCAATTCGATCTGATCGCTCAAGTCAGCTTTTGCCGCTTCAACGGCTGCCTCGGCCTGTTCAAGCTCTTGCGCGATGGTCAATTCTTCTTTTTGTTCGTCCATTATTATACCTTTTTCTGGTTTTGGGCAAACAATGCCCTTATACTTACAACAAATTTGTCCGCTTTTGTTATCCGCGCCGTGCGGCCAATGTTTTTGCGTCCATCAAAACCTGGTCAAACGTCGCGATTGAATCAATTAATCCTAATGTTTTCGCCCGGTTTGCAGTAAAAACCTGCCCTTGCATTGTTTCCGAATCGATGCCGCCCCGGGTCGCGTTTACAAATGACGTGAACTGGTCGTTTAATTCATCAACCAGACCTTGCATATACTCGCGCTGTTCGTCGCTCAACTCGGTGCCAGGATAACCGGCGGCTTTCAATCGGCCCGCTTTGAATAGCTCAACCTTAACGCCCTGCATTTCGACCGCCCGCGTTTGATCGAGTATGGCGATGTATGTCCCGATCGATCCAACCATTGCAGACTCGCTGGCATAAATGGCGGTTGATCCGCTCGCCATGTAATACGCTGCAGATGCCATTAATCCATCGGCATACGATATGATCGGCTTGCGCTTGCTCGCCTGACGTATGTAGCTCGCCACTTCCGGCGTACCCATGCCGCTGCCGCCCGGCGAATCGAACGTCAAAACCAACGCTTTGACTTCATCGTCTGACATGGCCTGTTCAACCAGTCCGATTACATCTTCGACGCCAACCGCACCGCATCCGCGTTCCAACTGGCTAATTTTGCGCGAAATAACGCCTTCGACGTTGCCGATTGCAACGCCATCTTGCACCGCCAATTCCGGCGGGTCGGCCATATATTGATCTATTGCGGCCTGCGTCGGGTCAATGCCCGATACATGCGCGTTGAATGTATCGCATAGAATCTGGTGCGCTTCGGCGGTTATCATCGCCGGCTCGCAATATAGCTTTTGCGCTATGCGCGGAAAATCACTGATCATCGTCTAATTCCAATTCAATTTGTTCGTTGTCTTGCTTAACGACCTCGCCCGGCTTCGTAACCTGAATCAACTCGCGCCAATCAACGTCAACGCCCGTCTCCGTCTTAATCCGCTGCGATTCTTTGATTGCAACGATTATATCATCGCCTTTTTCGCCCAATGTCGCGTCGGTGGTCGTTCCGGCCCGGCGGTTGATCTGCGTCAATGACAAGTTGCCCAACCGGAAGCCGCTTTCGTTCGCTGTAGCGGTGTCTTTCGGATTGCCGAATTGCATTTCAGGCAATGACCATTCGACTTTGTACCAACTGCTGCGCCCGTTCGGCATGGTCGGTGCCGGCGGTATCTCGCCGTCGCGAATCGCCATTGCAATACGCCATTCCCATACGCGCTGCAAAAATTCTTCGATAATCCATGCACCGTACATCTCAAACGATCGCACGACCGCTTGCTGTGCCGCCCGGCTTGCGCTAAAACTGCCTTTTTTGAAGTCGAGCAACAAAAAGTCATATGGTATCCGGGTCGCCGATGCGATCAAACGCAATACCATTTCGCAGTATTGTACGTACTGCGGATTCGGCGTAGCACTGGCAAATGAATCGATCTTTTCGCCGGGGTTCAGGTAGTAATTCGCGCCGAAATCGAACGTTTCGTATATCGGCCCGGTGCCGCCCGAACCGCCTCGCGGCGTACTCATGGGATTAGGCATTGCACTCGCGCCGCCTTCTTTCGTGATAACATGCCCGGTCGCGGCGTCCATCTTCGCTTTAATCAACTGCGCTTCCTGCAATTCGTCGAAATCGATTAATGTTTTGCAGATCGGGTAAATTTCCGGTGTCGATCGTACCTTTTCAAAGCGTAATTCAGGACATGCAACCAATCGGCCCGCCGCTACTTGTCGATAATCGTACTTGTTCCGATCGATCCGGCCCCGATCGTCCCGGCGCAATATGTAATGGCCTAATGTCTGCCCTTCGGCGTTCAATCGCACACCTTCGATCACGCGCTTGTCGTCTTTGAAATCGTTCGGCGTACCAATCCGGTCGGCTTCGATTGGCTGAATCTTGCCGTTCTGGGTAAACAACGGCAACATATCGCCCATAAAAAGCCTGGCTTGCACAACCAGCTTTTGCATCTCGCGCATGTTCAATCGACCGCGATGATCCGGTGAACGGCTCCAATCGTTCCAAAAATCTTCGGCTGTTTCGTTCCAGGTGTTATCACTTGTTTTTGCCTGCGGTCGAATCCCTTGCGGCCCGACCACGTTGTCGGCGATTCGACTGCTTAAACTACTGACAATCGGATTCGACCGCGCCTGATCCAATGCCTCAAGCCGCATCATTTCAAGCGAACGTGTTCCGATCAGTTGATCTTCCGGCAATGGCTGCGATCGATAGCCGGCCTGCTGTTTACGTCGGGTCGTTCGCTCGTAGTAAGTATTCGTCATGTCCGGGATCGGCATGCCGCGCTTATCAAGTATTTTGCTCACCGGTACGGACTCCCATCTAAACGCCTGCCGCTGAAATCGCTTGTGCTGCGCGATCCGAACTGGTCAACGTGTACGCGCTGCCGGTATTTATCGACCATCCGCTCTAAAACGGTGATGCTGGTCTTTGTAAATGTCTTGCCCATTACGGAATAGGACACATTCGCACCGCCTGCCAGGATCGTTTCTAGTGCGTACTCGTACTCCTGCAACCATTCTTCGTTAGTTTTTGCCATAAGCCTATACATATGCCGAATTTGTCCGCTTTTGGCTAAAACGCTTGCTTAACTACCTTGGTATATTTGATCCATTGCCACCCTAGATCGTCAACTATGTAGCCCGGTTTGCCTATGATTGCCGTAAAAACATCGCTGATTTGATGCCGGTCGGCTACCTTTTCGGCGTATTTCCGGCCTCGCGCTGACCATAAAACCACGTCGAATCCTTTGTTGCGCTTCGTTTTTGCCCATTCGATCAGCGGTTTGTTTAACTCGCCACCGATTAACAAGGTGCCGTCGATGTCAATGCCGATGCTTTTTGTCGGTGCGTATTTAGACATCAAGCAACCTGGTATTAAATCCCATCATTTCCGCGCCTAATATCGACATCACCTCGCAGTCGAATGCATGCTCATCGCGCCGGCCTTTTTTGCAAGTCCATGCTTCTTTTTCCGGGTCGTAATGCATCGCTGTGACCTGGTCGGTGTAGCTTTGACGGCCAATCGGTGCATTGTGCGGTATAAACCAAGGAAATGGGCATTTCACGGCGTTTTTTTCTTCGTCCAATGTGTAGCCATTCATCCGATCCATTAATTGCCGCCGGAATGCGTCCGAATCGTATTGGATCAACTGCACGCTCTGCCCGTATTGCTGCCGCTTCGTTCCTTCCCATGGGTTGATGCTTTGCTGATTCCATAGTTGCCCGATCCGGCTTGCACCGCGGCCCATGCATGGTACAAACTGCAATTCGCTCGACATCTGGTAAACTTCCTGCGTCCTTTCGCCATACGCCGCGTCAATGATCGCCGGCCATATCGTCATTTCCTGCACGTAATCGGCCAACTCCTGCCACGTCGCCATGGTGCTAAACTCAATCAATGCACTTGCCCCGCCTCGCTGCCATTCCCGCGCCAATACCCAAAAATGCGTCTTTTGCACGTCGATCGAGATAATTGTTCGCACGTCATCGCCGGCGGTGTCGCCTTTGATGTTGAACATGTCCCGGCCCCAGTCGGTCGCGCTTGGTCGCTGGCCCCAATCATAATTGGCCCGGCGGCTTTTCAATTCTTCATCGCCAACGTCAATCTTTTCCTCGATGAACGGTTCGGCCAATGTATTCTGGATCCATCCGCGCAATTCGTTCGGTTTGTCTTTAACCTGTAGAAACTGCCTGACGATGCTGTACGGGCTGCCCGATTCCCAGGTACTTAACCAACGCGGAAAATGAAAACTCGCCCGGTCGTATGTTTCCGGGTCGCAGGTCGCTCGCCATTCGCCATCTTCGAGCATTTCGTTTTTTTCATGCCCGCTGATCTTGCCCTTGCAATGAATACACTCGATGTATGCGCCCTGTGCCGCATCTTCGATCGGCAATTTGCTGTCGAATTTGAACGCCTGCCAACGGATAACCTGCATTTCATTGCAATGAATACACGGAACGTAATATTCGCGCCGATCGCCCTTCTGCCATTCCTTGTGCACCACGCCGCGCTCGGTGGTCGGCGTGCATGGTAATAAAACAAGGTGATTCCATAGCGTGGTCGTGCGTTCCATTAACAGCATCAATGGCGTACTTTCGCCGGCTAATACGTGCGGATACTTGTCTGGTTCATCGATCAAAAGCATTCCGAATGTATCACTTGCCAACTGGCTTGCGTTGTTCGTGCCTAACCACGTCACGGTCATGCCGCGCATCTGCTGTTCTAGCTTTTTGAAATCGTCCGGGTTGTCTGGCTTTTGCGCGGCGATCACCGGCGAATCTTCAATCATTGGAATAAAGACCTTTTCGGCTTTTTTCCGCGCCTGGTCAACGCTCGGCATCGTAATGCCACATGGCACTTGATCGTTGCAAATCTTATGCAGGACAACGATATAACAGGCCAACGTCATTCCAGCTTGTGCGGCTTTTTGGATCGTAATATGCCGCTTTTCGCCTTTTTGCGCTGTTTCGAGTATGCCCCGGATTGCCGGCGTGTTTCGCGTATCGTACAAACCTGGTGCCGCCGGGCTAACTTTGCCCGATAGATACACGTTCTTTTCGGCCCATTGCCAAATCAATTCGCTCGGCGGCGGTGCCAATGCCGGAAAAAAACTGTCTTGCAATCGTCTGGCGTGGTAGTCACTCATCGTCGAAAATCTTTGTTTTGCTCAATGTTTCCAAGATCCGGTCGATTTCCGTTTGTAGCTTGTTTTTCGCGTCGATCGGCTTTTCGATGCCAACCATTTGAGGTGCCAATTTGACCGGGATGGATCGCAGTCCCGTCTTAACTTCGGCGGCCAACTTCGACATGATCCGTTCGGCGATCTCAACGCGCACTAAAATCCGCTCCTCTTCCAATATCTTGCCCGCATTGTTTTCCATTTTTCGCAGGTGTTCGGCGTATTCGCGCCAATTCTTTTCTGCAATGGCCACGTCGCCCTGGCTGCCTGTTTCCCGTTCCTGCTTTACGATGTTGTATGCGCTCAATTCCATTTGTCGCGCCCGCTCCAATTGATCGGCAAACGTGCTGCCGCTGCTTTTGGGTATTTCGCCGCCAGTCGGTGGTAAAACGTGCTGCGGTTGATTAACCTTCAACCATTCGATCACGTCTGATTCTTTGAATAGCTTTGCCGCCCGTCCCGATCCGGTTTTTTTGTTCGGCTGCTCCTTCATGCCGTTTTTGGCCCAATGCAGCACGGTTTTATGCGTCACGTTGTACCGCTTCGCCAATTCTGCGCCGGTCAAAAGCGGGTCTTTTTCGGTGCTTTCCGTTTCGTTTTCCATCTCACCTCTTTACATTGCCATTTTGTACAAATATGTACAAAAAACATTCGCGCGCGAACCAGATCGGAAGAGCACACGTCTGAACTCCAGTCACCAACCACAATCGCGGGTGGGGGCGT